GTAAAAGAACAATCGATTCTTTACGTAGAGAATTAAATGAAGCAGTTAGCACTAACAGAAACCTTAACCAAAAGCTTACTGGTACGGAATCTGCCTTGCTGCTTGAAAATAAGACAAAGAGCTTATCTGAAGAAACAAGACGCCATGTAAAGCGTCTTTTAAAGGACAAGCCCGTTGATTATATCAACGAGAATTACCAGTACGTAATTGAGATGTTCGAAAAGGAAACACGGTTGCAAGAAGACCTCTATAAGGATGAAGCGGTACATCAACGCTTGGTGGAGTCTACAGTAGATAGACCAGAGCTAGAGTATCCTAATTATATAGAAGAATCTGTACCCCCTTTGCGTAATACTGCCGAAGCTGGTGGTGTTACAGGATATCTGAGTGAAATGAAACGCTTGAGCGGTAAGTATTCGCGTATCGCCAATAGCTAACATTTTTAACCTTCACTAAATTAGAAACGAATACAACAAAAAAATACTTCAGTTAAACATAAATAAATATATATGAATACATTATTACATATTGATAAGTCAAAAGCTGAAACTCTTGTTGAGAAGTGGGGCCCTGTACTGGATTACTCTTCCGACAAAATTTCTCCTATTGAAAACGAAAACACACGTCTAAATACTGCTATCCTTCTTGAGAACCAAGAAAAGTGGTGCTTTGAAAACTCTACTAGCTCTGCTGGTGGTGTTTTTGGTTCACCCGGACCTGGTGGTACTTACGGCGGTCAAGTAGGCAACACAGATGGTTATGCACAAGGTGACGTTCGTCTACCTAAGGTGCTTATCCCTATGATTCGCCGTACCTTCCCTGAACTCATCACTAACGAAATTGTTGGTGTTCAGCCAATGACTGGACCTGTTGGTCTAGCATTTGCTCTTCGCTACAAGTACGAAGATGACGCTCTTGGTTATGGTGGCAATCGTAGCGATGGTAGCTTAACTGATCGCTCTGTTGGAGCAGATCAAGCAGCTGCTGCAGAACATGGCTCTGGCAAGGGTCAGGGTGAAATTGGATATAACTACCTAAATACTGCCTTTACAGGTACCACACTCAACTCAACATTAACCGGTAACGATGACTTCCCCTTTGCTTCACAAGATCAAGGTGTTGCAGCAATCCTATCACAGTTTGAATTGAGCAGCAAGATTCCTCAAATGACTCTAGCTTTCGAAAAGACCGCTGTTGAAGCTGGTACTCGTAGGTTAGCAGCCAAGTGGAGCATTGAGCTTGAGCAAGATTTGAAGAACATGAATGGCATTGACATTGATAACGAGTTGACCAATGCTATGAGTTACGAAATTCAAGCGGAAATCGACCGTGAAATGATCATGCGTATGATTCAAACTTGCTTGAATGCACAATCTGGCACTGGATATAGTGTTTGGAATGCAGCTAAAGCTGATGCACGCTGGAGTGGTGAGCGTTCACGCGACTTTTACAATCGTTTGGTTGTTGAAGCTAACCGTGTTGCTATCCGTAACCGTCGTGGGGCAGCTAACTTCATCATTGCAACCCCTCGTATTTGTGCAGTTCTTGAAACATTGCCTAACTTTACATGGATGCCTGTTAACGGTAACGTAAGCACATCCCCTGTTGGTATTGCTAAGGTTGGTAGTGTGGGTGGCCGTTTCCAAATCTATCGTGATACCCGTACTGAGTCTCAGCTCGGTTCACTAGGTGGTTCAGGTCGTCAGGACGCTATTGATTATGCATTGCTTGGTTACAAGGGACCAGAATACTACGATACAGGTATCGTGTACTGCCCTTACATCCCTGTGATGATTCAACGTACAACTGGACCTAATGATTTCAGTCCTCGTGTCGGTCTCTTAACCCGTTATGGTGTTGTAGACCACATTTTCGGGGCGGCTTTATACTATCATTTAGTGATTTGTACTGGCCTTGCTGGAAATCAAGGTGGTATCACAACAGGTGGTACTAACACAAATGTAGTTTACTTCTGAGCAATTAGATCTAGACAGTTAAGTTTAAAAAAGCC